CTGCGTCTTGTTGGCGAAGGCTTCTATGCCGCCGGCAAGGTCAATCAGGTGCTGGCGCGCATCACCGCTCAGGTTTGCCACGCGAGAGAACACGCCGCCAAACTCGTTGACGGTCAGTGCAAAGCGCTGCAGTCCGGCGGCCATGCTTTCCACGGCGGTCTGCACCTTGCTGTTGATTTCCTCAAGATAGCGGCCCACCGGGGCAAAGGCGTCGGCCAGCGTCAGCAGTTGCGACAGGCGCTGGCGGCCTTGCTCGTTGCTGACATCTGTGCCTTCGACAAGGCGCCGGAAGTCGGCCCGGCTGGAAACTTCCGTGTTGATGCCCATTCGGGCAAGCTGGTCCCGCACCTGGCGGGCCTGGATGCCGGCCAGCTCGGCCTCCTCGTAGTAGTTCTGGGCGAAGCTCTGCGTCTTGGCCACAAACGCTTCCATGCCACCGGCGAAGCCCAGAAGCTGCTCACGCGCATCCACGCTGAGGTTGGCCACGCGCGAGAACACACCGCCGAACTCGTTGATGGCCTCGCTGAACTTCTGCAGGCCGGCCAGGCGCTGCAGGGTGTCAGAGATGGCTTCACCGGCCTTTTGGAAGGGCGCAAGCTGGCCCTGGAAGGTGTTGGCCAGGTCTGCGGCGTAGCGGGTGAACAGGGCCTGGATTTCGGCCTGGTCTTTGGTGGCGTCGCCCGAGAGTTTGATTTTGAACTGCGTGGTGACGCTGCTGAGCGCATCGCCCGGCAGCTTCAGGGCCTGCGCCCAGGCGCGGGTGCTGTCCAGCACGCCCATGGCGCCGGCGTTCAGGGCGGCGGAGGTGTCGTCGCCCAGTGCGCTGAAGTTGGTTCCTGACTTGTTCGAGCGGAACCAGCCGCCCTTCTGGAACCAGTCTTGGAACTGCTGACCCGTGGCCGCGCCACCGCTGAGGGAGCCTTGGATGCCGCTGTCGCGCATCTCCTTGGCCTTCATGCCGAAGGCGCGGTTGACCAGGCCGCCCACCACGCCCGCGATGGGCCCGATGCCGGGGATGGCCGAGGCAATGCCGGCGATGGTGTTGACGGCGCCGCCTGCGCTGTAGCCGCCTGACAGGGCCTTGCTGATGCCGTAGCCGGCGAAGGCGTTGCCGGCCATGCCCGCCATGTTTCCCAGCATGCCGGCGTTGCCCATCAGTGAGCCGCCCAGGCTGTTCAGCGAGCCGGTGGTGTTGTTCACCAGCCAGTTGCCAAGGGCATCGGCACCAAAGGCGCCGGCGTTGCCGAAGGCTGAGCTGATGGTCGAGCCGTTCAGCAGGCTCATGCCCGAGGACAACAGCCCCCCAAGCCCACCACCAGCGCCGCCCATTGCGGTTGCCGCCGATGCCGCACCAGGCAAACCAAACGCACCCGCGAAGGCCCCGGCCACCGGCTGCACGATGGCCTTGATGACCGGCGCGAAGGTCATGCTGCGGAACAGGCCCTTGATGTATTCCCAGGCGCTCTTGCCGCCCTGCATCAGGGCGTCGCTCAGGGATTGGCCGATCTGGTCTGCCGTGCGCTGCCAGTCGCGGGCGGCTTCGTCTGCGGCTTTTGCGTTGGCGTCGATGACGGCGCGGTCGGCAATCAGGGCGCGCAGCTTCTGGCGGGCCTCAATCTCGCGCTGCACGGCCAGCCAGGGCTCGCTGCCTTCCTGGTAGCCCGCCTGGCGCTCTTTCAGCCGCTCAATGCCCACCAGCTCGATGGCTTCGGCCAGGCTGATGTTCATGGCGCGGGAAAGGTCTGACGCTTCGGCCTCGGCCTGCAGGCTCTTGATGCGCGTGTCCACGCTGGCCAGCGCGGCGGCTGCGGCGTCGCGCTGCTCTTTCTCGAAGTCGGCGATGGCCTTTTCTTCGGCGCGGCGGGCCTGCACGCGGGCATCCACGGCGGCCTGGGCAACGTTGGCCTCGACGGTGGCCGTCGTCAACGCCTGGCGCAGACTGATGCGCTCACGAATGGCGGCGGCCTGGGCCTTGAGGGAGTCGTACTCTTTGGCGTCCAGGTTGCGGTCCATCGCGCGGATGGCCTGGCTTTCCAGCAGCACGGCCTGCTCTTCTTCGCGGGCGGTGATGATGTCTTGGAAGGCCTGCTTGCCCAGCACCATCTGGGCCACCTGATCGGCCATGGTCTGGTTTTCCCTGACCATCTTCTCCGCGCCGGCACTCAAGGTTTCCAGGTACTTCTCACGCACCTTGACGGCTTCGACCGTGGCCTTGGCTTCGTCGCTCAGGCCCTCGGTGCCACCCTTGCCGGCGTATGAGGCGCGGATGGCGGCAATGCGGCGCTCCACCTCGGCCTGGGCGATCTTGCCTTCCAGGCCCAGGCGCTGGGCCTCAGTGATCTCCTTCTGCATCTTTTGCTGGTCACTGAGGTACTGGCTGCCCTTCTTGTCCCACTCGGCGCGGGCCTGCACCACGGCGGCGCGCTCAGCGTCCAGCGTGATGCCGCGGGCCTGCAGGCGCACTTGCTCTTGCAGGAAGGCTTCTTGCAGGCGCAGGGCGTCGACGGCGGGCTGATAGGCGCCCTGGTTGTCGCTGCGGGCTGAGGCCTGCGCAGACGTGCGCTTGGCGAGCTGGTCGCGCACGTTCTGAAGCTGCTTTTCCAGGCTGTCTTGCCGGCCCAGGCCCAGCATGGCATCCCAGGCTTCCTTGGCGCCGTCTTTCACGGCACGCCAGCCCTTCTCGATGTAGCCGAGCTGGTCTTCCAGCACCTGAGTGCGCTGCTCAACCACCTTGGCATAAGCCTCGATGGCGGTGGTGGCGGCCTCCGCGCTGCGGCCTTGCGATTCCAGGGCCTTCACTTGCTCGTAAACGCTCAGCGTCAGGAAGCGCGTGCTCTCGTTAAGCTTGATGGATGCTGCCAGGGGGTCTTTGGCCAGGGCGGCAAACTGCTTGGCCGTTTCTTGCACAGCGGGGCCGCCAGCGCGCTCAAGCTGGATGGCGGCCAATGCCACACGCTCCAGCGATGCGGCGGTGATGTCGCCGCTTTCAGCAAGCTGGGCCAGCACTTCGGCGGCCTTGCTTTGGGTGCCGGCCACGCTGTCAAGCCGCTCAGCCATCTGATCCAGCGCCCCAGCCGTGGTGCCTGCAGCGTTGCCGCTGAGCGTCAGGGCCTTGACGTAGGCGTCCATCTCACGCGAGCCCATGAAGGCAGCGGCGCCCACTGCAGCGAATGCAGCGCCCGCCACCGTGAGCGGATTGATGAGCGTGCGCAGGTACCCGGTGACGCCCTGGATGGCCTGGCCGATGCCGCCGTAGGAATCCTTGATCTGGCCGCCCTGCTGGATGAAGACCATCCACGCCGGCATGCCGCTGGCCAGGCTGGTGACCACATCGGTCATCTGCACGGAAAGCTGGCGGTTGGCCTGGCGCAGCAGGTTGGCTTCCACGCGGGCGTCGCGGGTCTGCTGGGTGTATTGCGCCATGGCTTGGCTGACGTTGCCAATGCCGGCCGTGCTGCCACCAAGCTGCTGGAAGGCATCGGCCACGCGCACGGTCTGCGCGTCCACCCCGCCCATGGCCTGCTCGACCTTGGCAAGCTGAGACTGCACGGCCTCAGCGCCCGTGAGGCCGATCTTGATGCCGATTTCGCTGCCGCTCATGCGCGCACCGCCCTACCGGGCGCTCCGTTCCTTGGTTTGGCGCTGGCGGCGCCATTCGGCAAGGGTTTCGTCTTCAAGGATCTGCAGCTCGGCCAGCACTTCGGGCACCCGGGGGCGCTGCACCAGGCGGCGCATGCGGATGAGGCTTTCCACGGCCGCGTAGTCCAGACCCGTGGGGCCGTCGAAGCCCACGCGCCACTGTGTGCGGCACGCGGCGAAGACGCCCAGCACTTCCTCATGCTCAGGCCAGAGGAAAAACATCTGCTGCCGGCGCGTTGATGCTTGATCCACGGCCACAAGGCCGAAGGCGGCCAGCGCCGCGGCGGTTTCGTCGTCAGCGTTGGCGGGGTCTTCGTCATCGGATTCGGGCGGCGCGTCGTCATCGTTTCTTCGGACCAGCTCACCACGGGCAAGCAGGCGCGCCGCCTCCCTCAGTTTTTTTCCTTGCCCTTGACGCCGCAGGCCTCGATGTAGGCTTTGAAGATCAGTCCGGACATGCCCACGATGTTCAGCAGCGCGGCCAGCGCCGTGGGGTGGAAGGCCAGCTCGGCGCCGGCGTCGTCTTGCACGCCGGTCCAGTCCTGCACCACGCTGGTGAGGAACTCGGGCACGGTGCGCTCGTCGCTTTCAATTTCGGCCTTGAGCTGGTCAGCCGGCAGGCGTTTGCAGATGAGCGTGAAGCCGAAGGGCAGCATGCGCCCGCCCGCATCGGGCAGGCGGCCGGCCACGGGCACGGTGATGGTGTCGGAGATGACCAGGCGGAATGCCATGTGCGCGCCCCCGGTTTACAGGCACACGAGCCGCAGCTCGTCGTTGCCCGCGGTGGTGGGGGTGAAGCGAAGGCTTTGGCCGATGTGGACATCGCCTTCGTACTCTTGGTCAGTCGGGTCGATGCGCTGCACCTGGGGCGCGTGCAGGACGATGCCCACGCCGGCCCCGGTGCTGTGCGTGAAGCCCAGCGTGGTGTTGGTGTTGGCGTTGATGTCCGTCATGAAGGACACCTCTTGCGCAGCAGTGAGGTCGAGCTGCATGCTGCCCTGGACGTTGCGGTCACTGATCTGCACGGCCTGGCCGCCCAGCAGGGCCTTGCGGCTGACGGTGTTCTGCAGGTTGATGCTCAGGCCGCGGCTGGGGTACACGGTGCCGCTGGCCAGCGCGCCGGCGCTGTAGGTGCAGCCCAGATTGATGTCACCGGTGTTGACATCGCTGACCACCTGCGGGGCGCGGAAGGCGGTGAGCGTGACGCTGGGGTCTGCCGTGGCGGTGCGGCCACCGTCCAGGCCCACCATGCTGAAGCGCAGCATGGGGGCGGCGCCTTCGTTCAGCATGATTTCCACGTTGCCCATGCAGCCCAGGGCCACGCGGCGCACGCCGTCCAGGTGGTAGTAGATGGTGACGCTGCTGAAGCTGGCCGAGACGGGCGTGTATTCCACGCGGGCGGGCGTGGCCAGCACGCTTTCGGCCATGCCGCAGGCGCGCAGCACGGGCGCCCAGGCGGGCGCGGTGCCGGCGGTGCCGCTGTTGGCCAGCTCGATCTCGAAGTTGATCTCCACAAAGCGCGTGCCGGCGAGCTGGCCGCTGCCGCCGAAGAAGGGGCGGATGAAGTTGCGCTCGACGTTGTTGTACGCCAGGTTGAAGGTGCAGTTGCTCACCAGCATGGCGTTGGCCGCGCCGGTGGGCACGGAATCGGTGCCGTAGGTGGCTTCCACCTTGGCCAGGATGGCGGTTTTGCGAATCAGGCGGGGCATGGTGCTTATTCCTTAGCGGCGGGGTTGTTGATGGGGGCGGCGGCGGGGGCGGCGGGCGCATCCACCTCGGGCAGGCGCTGCCATTGGCCATTGGCCCACGTCCAGCGGCCGCCTGCGGGCGGGGTGCCCACCGGGTGGGTGGACGGGGCGGCGGCGGCGGTGTCAGGGGCGGCGGTCTTGGTCATGTGTTACGTCCAGGCGGCCAGCGTGGTGCTGGTGGTGCGGTGGTTGACGGTGAGGTTGATGACGGCGGCGACCACGGGCGTTTCGCCGTCGTCGAGCTGCCAGTCGATGGCGGGCTGCATGCGCACGTCAATGGCGCCCAGGCCGGCCGGGCTGACGGTGGACAGGCGCTGCCACACGGCTTCGAGCAGGGCGTCTACGGCGGCCATGGGGTCAGCCCCGCCACTGGCGGCGCGGGCCAGGCACTCGACCTGCACCTGCGTCATCCAGTCATACGGCCCGCCCAGGATCTGCGGCGTGTTGGCGCGAGACTGCACCAGGCGCACCACCACGGCCTGGCTGAAAGCCGCCGAGACAGGGCGCGTGGTGTTGACCTTGACGTTGCCGCTGGCCACGGCTGGCGCGGCCATGAGCGCGGCGACGATGGCGGCCTGGATGGCGAGATGGGCGCTCATGTCAGGCGCGCTCCAGCATCAGGGTGCTGACGCCGGTGCCGTCAGGCTGGTGTGCGGCCACCAGGTAGCTGGTGCCGCCCACCACCGCCGTCTGGCCCACCGGGTTAGCCGACAGGCCGGCCGTGGGCAGCGTGAGCATGGGCCGGGAAGACGACATGCCCACCAGGCCCACCTCGGCAGAGGCGAAGCCGTTGTCGAAGATCCCGCGCACGGCTTGGCCGTTCACGGTGGCGTCCACCGCGAAGTCAGCGAAGAAGGGCGCGAGGTCTTCGGTCATGGCTGGGCCTGGGCTGGGCTTGTCGTCTGGCCTTCAGGCTCAGGCGGTGAGCGCGTCCACCATCGTGGCGAAGCTCACCACGTTGCGCAGTTGCACATCCACGTCTTGCAGGGCCACTACGCGCACGGTGCCGGCGGTGCTGCCGGTGTACGGGTCAACCATCAAGTCCAGGCTGCCCCACATGCCGATGACCAGGTCTGCCCAGTTGCCGAAGATCATGGCCGAGCACACAGCGCCCGAGCTGCCCTTGACCAGGTTCGACGGCACGGCGTTGGTGACCCCGGTGCGGTAGCCGTTGACCGGCGTGTCAGCGCCTTCCCAGATGAAGCCGTTTTGGCCCGTCACCTTGCTGGTGGTCTTCAGACGGCCGCGCATGCGGGCGTTGGTCAGGTAGCCGAGGGTTCCGACGTCAGCATTGGCCACAGCCACGTCAGACTCAAGCTGCACCATGTTGGCCCAGGTGGGCGCTGCACCGTTGGTGCCGCCGATGACGGAGGCCGTCACGCGCGTCAGGATGCCGCTGGGCTGGTTGCTGGCGCCGCTGCCGTTGATGGCGGCTTGCTGAATGGCCAGGCCCAGGATGGTGGCCAGGTCGTTCTGCACCATGGCTTCCACGTCGATGCTGGACTGCAGCAGCAGGCGGCGGCTGATGTCGGTGAAGGCGCCCACCGTCTTCGGGCTCATGGTCACCTGGGCGATGGTCTGGTCGCTCTCGGTGGGGGCGGTGTTCTCAGCCACCCAGTAGGCAGTGCCGG